AATATAAAACAAGAAACCAGAAAACAATTAATAAAATGAGAGAAATGCACTTAAAATCAACAAGAACCTATTCAATTTTTAATAAAGTAATAGGCAACAGAAATTTAGATCCTAAAAATCTAAAAAGGATAAAAGAATCAATTAATGAAATAGGTTTACAAATGCCTATTCTAGTAAATCAAAATAAATCTATAATAGATGGGCAACATAGATTGCAAGCTGCTAAAGAATTAGAAATACCTATTACATATATAGTTTCTAAAGATTCATGCGAACAAAATATAGATCAGTTGCAAATTAGCAAGAAATGGACAGCATTAGATTTTTGTAATAGAAATGCTTTAAAAGGAAATAAAGATTGCCAAAAAGCATTAGATATTGCTGAAGAATGGTTTATTGAAACTAATGGTAAATTTAGTAAAATTAATATTTTAACTTTATTAGAAAAAGGTTACAATCTAGGAGGAGTAATCAAATGTTTAAGAAATAATATTTATGAAATAAACATCAATAATGCAATAAGAATTTATAATGCATTAAAAATATTATCTTTAAACAATAATCCAAAATTTAAATCTTATTCTGCAACTAATAGCAGAGTTTTAAAAAGAATGAATAGATCAACATATGGATTAGATTTAAATGTGATAGAAAAAATTACTAAAAAAAATTATTTAATTAGTTATAGTAGCGCAAATGATCAATACAATTATTTAATGGATTTATATAACAAATACAATAAAAAGAAATGAATAAATATTTAAATTATCTAAATGATAATTATTTTAAAGAAATAAATTATATTTATATAAAACAAAGTAAAACCAAAAAAGTAAAATGACAAAAATAGAAATAACCTTTTATTTAATAGGAATGATTAATGGAATGCTTACAACATTGATTATTCATGATTTAGCTATAAGAAACGCAAACAAACAAGAAAAATTAACAACAAAAAAGAAAACAAATGAATAGAGAAAAATTAAAAGGATTGTATAAAGAATATGAATTAACTCCAGAAGATATATTTACAAAAGATATTGGATATGGAGATAACAAAAAAACCTTTACTATAATTACAAGATCAGGAATTGAAAAGATTCAAGCAAAAGAAAACATAACTATAAATTATGAAGTTATAAAATGCGAAATAAATTTTTCAGTAATTAAAGCAAACGCTTTTGTTCAAACTAAACCAAATACTGTAATAGAAAGTTTTGGATCTGCATTAAAAGGAGCTACATTTAAAGAGGGCAATTGCCAGAGCTGGTATGTAGTAGAAATGGCAGAGAAAAGAGCTTTATCAAGAGCTGTATTAAAACTAACTGGCTTTTACCAATTAGGAATATTTGGAGAAGATGAATCAGAAGATTTTAAAAAAACAAATAAAATAGATAAAGAAAAATTAATTAATTTAAATAAATAAAAAAAATGGGACACTTATTAAACACTAGAATTGGATTAAAGAAAATACCTAAAGAAGCGCAGTATGAAGGTAAAAAGGATGTATATGTTGATTTAACAATAAGCATCCAGGATGAATTGAACAACTATGATCAGAATGTTTCTGTATGGATTGCTCAAACTCCTGAACAAATAAAAAACAAAGAACCAAAGCAATATCTAGGAAATGGCAGAGTAATTTACACTAACAACGAGCCATTATTTGTAAAGCCAAAAGAAGCGCCAGTTCAAGAAACTAAAAATGAGGTGGATGTAGATCTGCCTTTTTAAAAATAATTTATTAAATTAGGGGCTATATGCCCCTTTTTTTTATGACTGAAGAAAACAAACTATATTACGATTTACTNACAGAACAATGCAGAATAAATACAGATGAAATAATAGAGAATCCACCAGTAGCGATTTCAATGGGAGAAACAACTATAAACACAATAAAAGGAAAAACCACTATTCCTACTAGTTTAGGAACTTATGGCAACTTTTCTTTTGTTGTTGCTCCTCCAAAAAGTTTTAAAACCTACTTTATATCTTTATTAGCTTCAGTATATCTTTCAGGCAAAAACAGATTTGCTGGCAATTTAAGAGGACATAGAGAAAACAAATGTTTAATTCATTTTGATACAGAACAGGGCAAGTTCCATGCGCAACGAGTATTTCGCAGAGTTGTAGATATGAATGATGGAGATGATGTTGGTTGCTACCATACTTACGGATTAAGAACAATTGGTTACAAATTTAGATTAGAATTTATTGAATATTATTTAACTCATAAAGTTAAAAATGCTGGGCTAGTTATTATAGATGGTATTGCTGACTTATGTGGAGATGTGAATAATATAGACCAATCTAATTTTGTGGTACAAAAATTGATGGAATGGAGCGAGAAGTTTAATTGTCATATTATTACAATCATTCATTCCAATTACGGATCAGAAAAACCAACAGGGCATCTTGGATCATGTTGCGAAAAGAAAGCAGAAACACAAATACATTTAGAAAACGATAAAATAAATAATTGGGTAAATGTTAAATGTAAAAGGTCAAGGGGTTTCCCTTTTGATGATTTCGCTTTCAAAGTTAATAAAGTTGGATTGCCAGAAGTCGTTGGAGGATATTTTGATCCTATTACGAAAATTAAATACTAAATGCATTGGTTAAATAAAATTGCTAAACATCATAAAGAATGGATAAAAATTGCAGTAAACTTTGGGGCTAGAGATTATGCTGAAGATATAGTTCAGGAAGCATATATTAGAGTTCATAAATATTCTAATCCTGAAAAGATTATTAAAGATGATAAAGTCAATAAGGGTTACATGTTTTTTATTATTAGAAACATTTGTAATAATTTTAACAATGAATTAAAAAAAACCAGGAAACTGCCTTTAAATGACCATGTGTATAATATATCAAATGAATCTCTAGAATCAGAAAAAGATGTTGCTTTGCAAAACATTATTAATAAAATGGACAAAGAATTAGAAAACTGGCATTTCTATGAAAAAGGAATATTTAAAATATATAGAGATTCTGGATTAAGCATTAGAGGAATCGCAAAAGAAACTAAAATCAGTTCAGTTAATATATTTCATACTCTAAAAAAAAGTAAAAATAAAATGAGAGAAATGTTTGGAGAAGATTTTGAGGATTATATTAATGGCGACTTTGATTTAATAGATTGAAAAACAAAAAGTTATATTTAAGGTTTTAATAATATGGAAGATATAAAAGGATTAGGAGATCAAATAGAAAAAATCACAACAGCAACAGGAATTAAAAAACTTGTTAAATGGGCATTTGGAGAAGATTGCGGATGCGATCAAAGAAAGGAAATGCTAAACAAGTTATTTCCTAGAAAAAGAAAGCCTGAATGTTTGAATGAAGAAGAATATAGTTATCTTAAATTAATTAAATTAGATAAATTTAGCGGAGCTACTAATGTAAATGCAGAAACGCAAAGAAATATATTAAAAATATATAATAGAGTTTTTAATGATAAAAAACAATTTAGCTCTTGTAGTAGTTGCGTAAGAACTACAATCAATCAAATGCAAACTTTAATGAAATCTTATGGAGATTAGACCAAGACTTAAAGGAAACAAAAAAACAGCTTTTGAGAATCTTACAAAGAAAGAAAGAAGGATTCTAGTAATAGGAGATCTGCATGCTCCTTTTGTTTTAGAAGGTTATTTGGAATTTTGTCAAGAAGTTTATGCGCAACATAATTGCAATCAAGTTATATTCATTGGAGATATCATTGACTCGCATGGATGGAGTTACCATGAACAAGATCCTGATGGAATGTCTGCTGGTCATGAGCTTTCTTTAGCTATAAAAAAAGTTTCTTATTGGTATAAAGCATTTCCAAAAGCAGATGTATGTATTGGCAATCATGATCGCCTAGCTTCTAGGAAAGCATTTTCTGGTGGAGTTCCAAGCAGATGGATAAAGGGTTACAATGATGTGTTAAAAACTCCTAATTGGAATTGGGTTGAAAGCATATCTTACGATGGCGTTTTGTATGAACATGGAGAAGGCGGTCAAGCAAAAGCTAAAGCGAAAAACAATATGATGTCTAGCGTTTGCGGTCATACGCATACAGAAGCATATACAATGTGGTTCGTTGGAAAAAAATTTAGAGTATTTGGAATGCAAGTTGGTTGTGGAGTTGATAGTTCTACTTACGCTGCTGCATATGCTAAAAATTTTAAAAAACAAGCTATAGGATGCGGAGTAGTTATTGGAGGGCATACAGCTATAAACAAATTAATGAAATTATGATCAGCACATTCCAAGAAGATTTAAAAGTTGGTAAATTATATGAAAATATAGTTTTAAATAAAATTAAAAAGAAATATCCTAAAGCACATATTATTGATGGATATTGTAAAGATTGGGATATATTTGTGCCTGAACTTAATTTTGGAGTAGAGGTTAAGTCTGATAAAAAAAGTTTACATACAGGTAATATAGTTATAGAGGTAGAAATGAATGGCAAGCCTTCTGCATTATCAACTAGCAAATCTAAATGGTGGGTTATATATGATGGAGAAAATTTTAATTGGTTTACTATTAAGAATATAAAAAGATGCATAATAGAAAATAATTTAAGATGCGTTGAATTTATAGGAAAAGGAGATACAAAATCAAAAAAAGCATATTTGATAAAGAAACAAATGTTATATAAATATAAAGAATGAAATCTAAAAAATATACAACCAAAGAAAGATTTAAGATTCTTGAATCAACAGCAGCCACTTTGTATGTAGCAATAGAAAAACTATCTAAAAGAATAGATGGAATTGATGAATTTTTAACACAAGCAACTAAAGGTTATAAAGAATAATTTTTTTTTATTAACAAAAATGTTTATATTTATATAAATTATAAAACAAAACATTATGACAAATTATGCAATTCAAAAAAGTTTAATTAAAGATTTATCTTATTTAGGCAAAATGATTAATACTTTAGAAAACGAATTAAACATTAAGGAAACAAGAAAGGGAAAAGATTTATTAATCGACATGTTAAATCATAAAACAGAATTAAAACAGAGGTTAAAATATGTTGGTGATTTAAATTATGAATTAGTAAGAAGATGAGAGAAGCAACAGTAATTTACGATAATATAGAACTAACATTAGTAGGGCAATTTTATGAAGGTGACGATCGTACATATATGTATCCAGGCAGTTGTAGTGATTTTAATTTGTGTAAAGTGTTACATGGAGGAGAAGACATAATTGACTTGCTCGCAGACAATGTAATAGATATTTTAGAATTAGAAGCAATAAAAGAAATAGAAGAAGGAGAAAGATATCATGATAGTACTATTTGATGCAGACAGTTTAGTTTATTCCTCATGTTGTGGAGTAGATGATATACTAGATGAAGCTATTGGAAAGTTTGATCAGGTTTTTATGTCTATAATAAACAGGCTAGAAGAAACTTATGAGATAGAAAAGGTAATTACTTTTAACAATAGCAGAGGTAATTTTAGAAAATTATTAGATCCTAATTATAAAGCAAACAGAAAAAAACAAGAACATCCCAAACTATTAAATAAAATGCATGAAGAAATTGCTTCTATTTATTCTTCTAAAAGTTGTTATGGAATGGAAACAGATGATCTAGTTGCAACGTATTGGAAAAAGCTTACTGATCAATTAGGGCAAAACAATGTAATTATAGTTTCATTAGACAAAGATTACAAGCAATTGCCTTGCATATTATATAATTATCACTATCAACATCAAACAATATCAAACATAAGCTATAAAGAATCATTATATAATTTTTATAGCCAAATGATTATTGGAGATAGCGCAGACAATGTAAACTACTGCAAAGGTTACGGAAAGGCATATGCAAAAAGATTGTTTCAGGATTGCGAAACTAATTATCAATTTACAAAAAAGACATACGAGTTATACAAAGAGATATACAAATCAAAAGGAAAACAAAAATATATTCAATGTTATAATCTATTAAGATTAAGGGTTGGATGGAAGGATTAAAGAATGATATAATTTACCAATTTTATTATATAGCTTTATATGATTATGAAAAAGGCAATGATGTAGATGAATTAAAAATGATCATGTATGATTATGAGGATAAAGAATTATATTTAGAATGCGAAGGGATAAGATTAGCAATAGAATATATAGAATTTTTAGAATTAATACAAAATATAATAGATGAATAGTAATGAAATAAGAAATTTAGTTCAGAGGAATTTTGAGTTAAATTTGAATCAAAAGAAAAGAACAAAAAAATTAGTTCATGCAAGGGCAGTATATTTTAAACTTTGTAGAGATTGCACTGATTTAACTCTTATGGAAATATCAAAAACATTGGGTTTTCATCATGCGACAGTAATACACAGCATTAACAAAATATTTCCTTCTTTTGATATGTATAATAATGATTACATAACAATTTATAATCAAATTAAAATGCAAGATAGCAAAGCTCCATTAAGCAAAAGATTTGAAGCTGCTAAAAATGAAAACACTAATTTGAAAAGAGAAATAGAAAAATTAAAAAGAAAAATAAATAAACATGAAACAGAGACTATCTATTAATAAAATAAAGCCTAATGCAGTTAATCCTAGATACATTAAGGATCATAAGTTTAAAAAGCTAGTTAAAAGCATTAAAAGTTTTCCTGAAATGCTAGAGAAAAGACCAATCATAGTAGATGAAAACATGATAGTTCTTGGAGGGAATATGAGATTAAAAGCATCAATAGAAGCTGGATTAAAGGAAGTCTGGATAGATATTGCAGAGGGATGGTCAGAAGATCAAAAGAAAGAATTTATAATAAAAGATAATGTAGGCTTTGGAGAATGGGATTGGGATATATTAGGAAATGAATGGAATGTAAAGCAATTAGAACATTGGGGTTTAGATGGTTTTCCTTTTGAAGAAGAACAAGTCGAAATTAAAGATATATCTGATAGTATAGAAAGCTCATTCAGAGTAGAAGTAGAATTAGAAAATGAAGAAGAACAAGAAAAATTATATAACGAATTAATAAACAAAGGATATATATGCCGACTTTTGACATTATAAAACAAACAACAGCTCCTAAAACATTTAGAGTAGCATCTGTTATAGGTAAATTTGATTTACAAAGTGAAAAAATAATAGAACATTTTAAAGGAGAAATTAATTTAGAAATTGATTGGAAAATAGGATTAATTGTAGGTAAATCAGGAACAGGTAAAACAACCATAGCAAAACAATTGTTTCCTAAATCATATGTAACTAATTACAAATATGATAAATTAACAGTTTTAGATGACATGCCTAAAGATTGCTCTGTTGATCAAATAACAAAAGCATTTAATAGTGTAGGTTTTTCAAGTCCACCAAGTTGGTTAAAACCATATTCTGTTTTATCTAATGGTCAAAAAATGAGAGTTGATTTAGCTAGAGCTATTTTAGAAGAAAACAAAATGTTTGTATTCGATGAATTTACTAGCGTTGTGGATAGAAATGTTGCTAAAATAGGAAGTTTTGCAATTCAAAAAGCAATTAGAAAAACAAATAAACAATTTATAGCTGTTGGATGTCATAATGATGTAGAAGATTGGTTAATGCCTGATTGGGTTTTTAATACTGATACCATGACCTTTCATTCATTTGAAGGGCAAAAAAAAAATAGACCAGAAATTAAATTTAACATATATGAATCTAAAAACAAATCAATTTGGAAGATGTTTGCTAAACACCATTATTTAAGTCATTCACATAATAATGCTGCCCATGTTTATTTAGCAACCATAAACAATGAAATAGCTGGCTTTTTAAGTGTTTTACATTTACCACATCCAAAAGTAAAAAACATAAAAAAAGTACATAGATTAGTTATTTTACCTGATTATCAAGGAGCTGGATTTGGTATAAAATTTTTAGAAGAAATAGGAAAACATTATAAAAAACAAAAATATAGATATACAATAGTTACATCAGCTCCTAGTTTAATATATGCTTTAAAAAAATCATTTAAATGGTCATGTAAAAATTATGGTCGATTAAAAGGTGGTGGAACAGGAATATTACATGGTACAAATAAAAGATTAACAGCAAATTCAAAAAATAGAATAACAGCATCATTCGAATTAAAATAAAAAAAAATGAACAAATCCGACACTATAAAAGAAAAGTTAATAGAAGCATTAGAAAAAAGTTTAGGTGTTGTTACAACTGCTTGTAAGAATGCTAATATACATAGATCAACTTATTATGATTGGTATAATAAAGATGAGGAATTTAAAAACAAAGTTGATTTAATTCAAAATGTTGCTTTAGATTTTGCAGAAAGCCAATTGCATAAACAAATACAAGAAGGATCAACAAGCGCAACAATATTTTATCTAAAGACAAAAGGCAAAGCAAGAGGATATCAAGAAAATCAAGCGATTGATTTAAATACTTCAGGAGAAATTAATGTAAACTTTAAGAATTTAATTAGTGCAATTAAAGATAAGGGATAAATTTTTGGTATGGGATAAAGTAGATTCACGATACTTTATTATAACTGGTGGTAGAGGATCTGGGAAATCTTTTGCCATCAATACCATGCTATTATTATTAACTCAAGAACAAGGGCATACTATTTTATTTACTAGATATACTTTGCGATCAGCAAACATTTCTATCATTCCAGAATTTAAAGAAAAGATAGATCTTCTTAATTTAAATCATATGTTTCATATAACTAAAGATGAAATAATAAATAAGAATTCAGGATCAAAGATATTATTTAGAGGAATCAAAACATCTTCAGGAGATCAAACAGCTAATTTAAAATCATTGCAAGGAATAACAACTTGGGTAATGGATGAAGCTGAAGAATTAGTTGATGAAAGCATCTTTGATAAGATAGATTTATCAGTAAGAAAGAAAGGCATAGACAATAGAATAATGCTAGTATTAAACCCAGCAACTAAAGAACATTGGATTTACAAGCGTTTTTTTGAAAGTAAGGGTATTGATTCAAAAAGTAATTTAAGCGCAGGAAATGTTACTTATATCCATTCTACGTACCTAGATAACATTGATAACTTGTCTGATAGTTATTTAGCAAGAATAGAAGATATAAAAAACAATAGACCAGCAAAATATGAGCATCAAATATTAGGAGGATGGTTAGAAAAAGCAGAGGGAGTTATATTTAGTAATTGGTCAATAGGAGAATTTAAGGAAGTTTCAACTGTTGTGCTAGGTCAAGATTATGGATTTTCAGCAGATCCATCGGTATTATTAAAAACTAGCATAGATAAAAAAAATAGAAAGATTTATGTAAAGTTATGTTTTTATAAAACGCATTTAACAACAAGCAACATTGCTCAACTTAATAAACAATTTGCTGGTCAGAATTTAATCGTAGCTGACAGCGCAGAGCCAAGGCTTATAAATGAACTGTCTAGGCATTGCAATATAGTTCCAACAATCAAAGGACAAGGATCAATCATATTTGGAATTAGCTTATTGCAAGATTATGATTTAATAATAGATCCTGAAAGCACAGAGATAGTTAAAGAACTAAACAACTATTCATGGTTAGAAAAGAAATCGCAAACCCCAATAGATAAATTTAATCATACTATTGATGCTTTAAGGTATGCAGTAGCCTATCAATTAGAGAACCCAAATAAGGGAGAATATTTTATTTATTAATGTTTATTTGTTTTTATTAACAAAATTGTTTATATTTAATTATTAATAACAATAAAAGCAAAACAAATGACAACTGAATTTACTCAAAAAAGAAAAAATTTTTTAAGTTCTAATTTTACAAATTGGTCAATACAAGATTTATGGAAACAATATCAATTTTGCCAAGAAAAACCTAGTTCATTTAATAATGAAATTTTAAAATTAGTAATTAAAGAAATTAAAAACAGAAGATAATGAAAAGATATAATAAATATTATTTTATAAGCGATTTAAAAGATTCAATTGCAGATTTTTTGGATGAATCTACTTTTGAAGATAACCAAGATATATATGAAGAAATGCATCAATTTATTAATGAACAAATAGAACATGAAATAATTTATTATCACGATTGTTGGATAATATGCATGACAGAAGGCAATTCAGACTTTCATATTGAACAAACAGGAGAAAAAGCAAAAGATATTACTGAATTAGCTTATTGGACTTTATGGGATATAGTTGAAGAAAGTATCGATTATCATTTAGAAACAAAAAAAATAAAAGAAACATTATGAAAAATAAAAAGTATGAAGCATCAATGATAGTATCTGCAATTAGCATTATTGGAATGATTGTGGTACTTTTATTATGTGGATAGAAAATTAATGAAAAAAATAAGTTGGTGTTTAAAAAATTATATATTTATTTATCCAAACCCAATTAATAATTCAAGAAAAGCAAGAGTTAATATTTACATTAATTCATCAGGCAAAATAAAAAAAGGAAAAGAAATATATACTCAAAATAAAGTTCATGAAAAGATATATGAGCTGTATGAACATATTTACAATAAGTTAAATTAGTTTTTAATTTTTAGTTCGAAAAAAGAGGTTAGTTATACATTAACCTCTTTTTTTGGTTATATAATAAAGACTATTCATGATTTCAGTTCCAATTTCATTAAAATATATTAAACTAGGAAATTATCAAAAGTTTCTGCAAATAGAAAACCCTTCTACAGAAGATCTAATTAAATGCTTATTAGAAGTATCTTCTCCTGATCTAGCTAGAATGAAAGCAACAGATGTTGATCATATGGCTGCTAAATTAAATGAGCTGTTTGAAGTCGAACATCAATTTGTTAATCAATTTGAATTATATGGAAAGCGTTTTGGATTTATTCCAAAGCTTGATGATATTACTTATGGAGAGAATAAAGATATAACAAACTACATAAATGATTGGGGAAACATGCATAAAGCAATGGCTGTTTTATTTAGACCAATAGAAAAAAAATTATCCAATCAATATATTATAGAGGATTACGAAGGAAGTCATGTTTATAGCGATGTCATGAAAGACATGCCATTAAGCGTAGCATTAGGATCAATGGTTTTTTTTTACAATTTAACGAACGAATTACTGAACTATATCCCGAATTATTTACAGAAACAGATCAACAAGGAACAGATGACAGGAGCGGATTCTCTAGAAAATGGGGAAGTTATTCTGAACTCTATACTCTTGCTCAAGGAGACATTACAAGATTTGATACCATCACAAAATATAAACTACACCAATGCTTAATGTATTTGGCATTTGAAAAAGAAAAAACAGAATTAGAATCAAGAATGATAAAACGTAAATTTAAATAATATGCAAGGCTTTTATAACCTATCAAACAAAATTAGAGAAACATTACAATTAGATGAATTTGTTAATACAGTTACTTATGGAGATCTAATGGAAGTTGATTTAAATAAACAAACAATATTTCCTTTATCTCACTTTATGATATCTGGGGCTACAATGCAAAGCAATGTTTGGAATTTTAGCGTTTCTTTATTATGCATGGATTTAGTAAACGAAAGTAAGAATTATGCTGATGGCATTCCTGGAGAATTTAGAGGTAACAATAATGAGCAAGATGTTTTTAATACTCAATTAGCTGTAGCAAATAGATTACTAGAATTATTATTAAGAGGAGATCTATATGTAGATAAATATCAATTAGATGGAGATCCAACATTAGAGCCTTTCGTTGATAGGTTTGAAAATAAACTGGCTGGATGGACTGTTACGTTTAATGTGCTAATTCCTAACGACATGACTATATGCTAAAAGAATTAAAAACTGAAATGCAAAAGATTGGTCATCAGGTTGTTAATGGAGCTGTTAGGCAATTGCAAAGCGGTAAACATATATCAAGTGGTAGTTTAGCGCAAAACATAACTTATAGAGTTGANGAAAATAGAGATGGTTATGATTTAGAATTTTGGATGGAAGAATACGGAATGTTTTTAGATGCTGGAGTATATGGATCAAATCCAATGAAAGCAAGAGCAAAGAATCCAAAACAAAAAGGAAAGAAAACAAATTCAGTATTTACAGGAAAAGATGGATTAGCAGAAAAGTTTTCCTATAAGAATAAAAGACCACCTATGGAAAGTTTAAAAGGATGGGCAAAGAAAAAGAATATTAGGTTTAGAGATAATAAAGGAAGATTTGCCAAAGGCGGTTATACAACTATCGCTTATTGGTTGCAAGATAGAATCTTTTATCAAGGTATTGCTCCAACATTATTTTTTACTAAACCATTTTTAAAAGCATTTAATGAACTAGATAAAGAAATAGTAAAACAATTTGATTTATATATCAATACAGTATTAGAAGAAGATTCAAAATGGGGAAGCTATTCAGCAATAAGAAATTAAACAAAATAACTAATGAGCAAAATTAACGTAAGAAGTCCATACTTCATATTTTTTAAAGATATTAATTTAACAAGCGCAAAGCTTGAAATAAGAATATACCAAGGATTAGCAGAAACAACTTGGCAAGGAAGTCCTCAATATACTTTAACTTCAACAGCTATAGGCGAGCGCATATCTTTTGAAATAGCAGAGTTAATAAAAGACTATATCCCAGCAGCATTTAATGGAATATATCCAAGTTTAACAGGAAGTTCTGGAGATAATACTACAATGTATGTAGATTATAGAATTACAAAAACATTAACTACTGGAGTTCAAACNCCNGTTGATACATTAGGAGTAAGAGCGTTTTATGGTTATGGCTACTTTGAAGAAGGTTCTAATCCTCAACTATTGCAAGGCTANTTACAATCAAACACTAAAATACTAAAACTACANGATGCTCCTATAAGAATACCAGTAGATAANGAAAACACAAACTCTGTTGTATTTCTATATCAAGGGCAACAAGTATATTCTTGGCTTCCTTCTACTGGTCTTACAATACAAGATCAGATTGTTTATGTTAGTAATGGCGTTAATGGAGCAGATAGCTTTGAAGAAAGAGTAGAACTAGATGGAGGTACATTTGAAAATAATGCTTGTATTGATCAATTTGAAGATGACTTTGAGATATTTCCAGTTGATGAGGTTTATGTTAGTGCAGTTGAAGGATTGACTGTAATTCAAGTAGATAATATAGATGAATGTAAATACACGCCTTACAAACTAACCTTTATAAATAAGTTTGGAGCATATCAAGATATATGGATGTTTAAGAATTCTAAACTTGCAATGACTACTCAAAAAGATAAATACAAATCTAACATACTAAATAACGGAACATACTCAACATACAATGCGCAAGTTAGATTACTTACTAAAAACGCAAACCAAAGGCTTACGTTAAATAGTGGCTATTATCCAGAAAGCAATAATGAAATATTTAAACAACTATTTTTAAGTGATAAAGTATGGATAGAATACAAAGAAAAAACATT